AGATTTAATTACATATGAGTAGTTCTGATAATAATAGTTGTCTTGTAGTTTGTTGATGTTAGACAACATACCACGAGAATCTTTAAATCTTCCTGTCTTTATAAGAACAGCACCAGAGGTAAAGGCAAGAACTGCTTCACAATTATTCGGAGATGTAATAGTTGCCTCGAATTCTTCTTGTTCGAAGTCGAAACCAGTATTGAAGATGGTAACAGCAGTAACACATCCAGTTTCATCAATCGAGGAAATTCGAACCGATGCTCTGTTATCACGACCAACGAGTGTATATGTTGGATCGAAAAATGGTTCATTTATACCAGCATTAAATATATTAGCATCATATGTTCCATAATCGGCAGGATTAGCAGCAATAGCACTAATCAATCCCCCCGAAACCGCAGACATCGGTGGATCGATTACATATGATCCGACCGTACTTTGTTCGTCGATCTGATAGATTTGTCCGACTCTAAAACCACAGTCTCCGTTTTCACCTTCTCCATCACAGGAAATAACTTCTACTGTAGACAATTGACGAATTACAAAACCGTAAACTGTTGTAGAATTTGTTGATAGAAAAATTTTAGTTCTAACGGAATCCGTAGAAAAAACTACTTGAATATCTTCTTCGTTCTCTACATATCCAGATCCACCCTGAACAACTGTTATTGTATCAACAGAACCATCAACAATATTCGCACGAAGAACTGCACCAAGTCCTTCTGTATTCTCTAGAGTAATTGATGGTGCTGCAAAATATCCTGAACCACCAGAATCAACAGTTACGCTTGTGATCGATCCATCAGTTATGTTCAGAGTGGCAACTGCACCAGCGCCTGGAACTTTTACTGGAGAATTTTTAGGTAGTGATACGTTTAATTCGTAAATTGCTGGCAGAGTATACGCGAGTTTCTTTACGCTCGTTACTGTTGTTTCGATTGTTTTTGGAAAAATCTGAACACCAATATTTTCGTAATAAACTAAATTACAAATCTTACCAGAAAGTGTGAATGGATCAACTCCATCTGCACCAAGAATTCTAATTACAACGTCTTCGATCCAAACACCATCAGATGCTTTTAAGATGTGCGTCGAAGGATAAAAGAATTCAACAGTTTCGTCATAAAGAATCTTGAACAGAAGTTCGATAGAATTTTCTGCACCCTTAGATTCATAGAAATCACTAATTAATTTTACAAGTCTGCGCTGATTGACGAGGACATTCTTCGGAATGTCTACTGCATATTGTTTTCTAAACTGATCAATGAATACTTCTAATGTAGTGTCAATGTCAGAATAATCTCTGGCATTTAATAGAAAATTATTTACTTCCCCAGATTGATCAAGGAAACGGTAATATCCTTCTAGAAAAGTTACGAACCCTGTATATTCATTTTGAACAAATTCGGGGAGTTGTTCCTGAATAAGAAATTCTAATTTATTTTTATATGGAACATCGCCAATAATCGCATTAATATCTGCACCCGTTCCACCTCCACCAACAACAGTAACTACGGGTGGAGTGGAATAACCAGACCCTTGATTAGTAATAATTATCGCAGTAATTTTACCACCGACAACAGTTGCTTCTGCGGTTGCACCAGTACCACCACCACCATCAATATCAATAGTTGGTGAGGCATAGTTGCTCCCACCCGAGGTTATAGTAAACCCAGTAACAACTTTCTCGTATGATGGTATTAAACTCATTATGTTGTAACCGTTACTTGGAGACCTGTAGTAATATTCGCAATGACATTCGCACTACTTAGATCCAATTTCAGCAGAGAGTTTCTGGAAATTGTAGGAATAATCGCGCCAGTATAACTTTCCATAGTGCTAGTTAGAATCTTAGTGGTAATATCTGCCGTAACATTTTGTGGTTTAGTGTAAATTCTAAATTCAGTAGCACCACCCAATAGAGAGATAAAATAGCATGTCGGCACAAGTATTTTGCCAGTACCATAATCTATTGTCCCGAAACTAGAAGACAAAACTACATTAGTTCCAACTTGTTTTAGATAAATTGTTCCAGTTCCTTTTGGATCAGGTGGAGACTGATCAGGAACATCAACCATATATGCATCATAGTACGCTCCATTTAAAAACGTATTAAAATATGTCGATTGTAAACTATTTGGTAGCAAGGATTGTCCAAAATTAGGATTTAACTTGAATGAAATTTGATCTGTTACAACACCTGTAAAACGTTTATGTAAAGTTAGATCAATCTTATTCGTGATGATCGCAGTGGAAGTATCTGTAATATCTGCGCTCAATTTCGAATAGTAGAAATCTTTACCAAGTTTATTCAAATTAAGATCAAAGTGGTCTTCGATTGTTGTTCTTATTCGCCCAGCAAGTTCGGATGAAGTTTCTAACGATTGTTTCTGATCATATTTAACTGTTGAATTAACACTGATAAATGTATATTCAGGATCAACGAAAATAGGTTGGATCGAGACTACACTTTTTGGAGCAAGAATATCTCTTGAAATTGTATCTTTGTCAGACTCTGTAATAACAGTTCCTGCAACTGGATCTAAACAAATAAACACTCTGCCATAAATGGGAGGGTCATTTATCTCTCCACCCCAAACAGAAATAGAATTGATACCAGGAAAACTTCTTTTAATTAGAGTTGCATAATCATCAGCAGTTACTGCACGATCTCTCATTGTGTTAAATTTGGGAGCATGGAATTTAATACTATCAATGCTCTCTGCTTGTGCTCCACCAGAAGCACGTGTTATCGTTGTTATTGTTTTGGTTTCTGTTGATCCAGTAAGAGTAGTATTTAGTGAAAAATTCGAGAGATTATTTGAACCCTCTGCAGAACCAACAAAATATTCTACAGTAATGATATTGCCGTATTCTAATTGTTTACCAAGAATATTGTCACCAAACACAATTTGGTATAGACCATCATAGTCTAGTTCGATCCAAAAAACACTACTGTCGTTTTCGATGTTAAGGTACGTGTCTGAATAATTAAACGTGGTGGTGGTTTGATCATTTTGAACGGAAACCGTGACCGTCGTAATATCAACATTCTTATTTGGAATAGTAAATGGACCAGAGAGATTGGTTGTATCTACAAGAAATTGATTTGAAACTCTGTTACCCTCAATTAGTTTGACATCATTGAATGTAAATGTTTTAATTGCCCCAATTTCATTTGATACACTAACAGTATAATCGTCGTCTGGTCTAAATGAGTATATACCAGATGGAGATAACTCTGACGGAATTCCCGTCGCAGTAAAAGAAGTATCTTTAGATAAAGTGAGAGAATCTGGACCATAATTTGCAACAGCAGTTATTTCAAGATCAACTACTGCTCTTGCACAATGTTGAGAATTGGGTAAATACCCCATTGACTTTGCAATCGACACAACAGAAGATCTCTTCAGTGCACTATCAAGGAACATTTCATTCGCAAGAAGGTGCGCGAGCGTAGCATTGTAATGCGTATTATACGCAAGAACATCGAGAAGAACTGACATAGCAGATCCCTCGAAATTATAGTCTGAAAATTGATCCTGAGAAGCAAGATATTCTTTTAGGTTTTGCTTGATTCCCATAAAATCAAGTTCTGTTACTCTAAGTTCTGCCATTTAGCGAGCTCTCTTTAAGAATGTTGAATAGGTAACTGGTCCAGGAGTACCAACTACATAGAATCTGATGGTTATATCATATTGATTGAGGTCAAAATTTGGAGAAACGTCAACCATTTCAAGTTTGCATCTGGGCTCAAACTGTTTAATTAAAAGTGTTATTTGCGATTCTAACATATTCGCAACAATAAGATCCATAGGTTCAAACAACATCTTATAGATCGGAGAACCAAGAAGATAGTTGAATGGTCTTTCACCGTTGGCAGTCAACAACAATATTCTAAGCGATTGCTTAACTGAATTGATGTCAAACTTCATCCCCACGTCACCCGTTCCAGGGTGTGGAGTAAAGGATAGATCTAAATCTTTGTATATTCTGACTGTCTTCATAATACCTATTTATATGCCTTTTAGTATTTTTTAAACGATCCATTTGGTGAAGCACGATTATGATTATACATTGTGAAGTGCTGGTATCTGTTACCGTTTTCTTTGAAAGAAAGGTGAATCCATGCAGTTCCATGGTTTGAATATTCCAATAGAAGTTGGTCGTATGGAACGTTCTTAACCATCCATTGTACTATTTCATCGTGATATTGAGACAACTTCATACCCCTAAATTGCATGTCAACTGCTTGCCCAAGCATATGTTGTGAGGTCTTTGATCCTTTCTCTGGAATATAGTCTCTAAATCCCGAAGTAAGGAACATTCCAGGGAACTTGGTTTTGATTGGATCCAAACAGTTTACTGCTAAGCAGCGCATATTTGCGATCATATCTCTCTTACTAAATCCACCATAATCTCTAAGTTTACCTTTCACCATAACGTCTTTCAGAGTAAACTTATCAGAGATTTTCATCCCATAATTAATACCATTTGAGATATTAATGTCTGGAAGTTTTACCCCAGTTTTGGTAACATTACATGCAGTAGGTGCAACCTTTCCGCTTTCTGGATTACTAGATCCTTCTTCTCCTGGAGTTGCTCCAGGTTCAATAGCAGTTCGATCTGCAATACCATCTTCACCATCTAGATCCATATCTCGCAAAGTTGCTGCGGAAACACCACCAGTACCACCAACAAATTCTGGTTCGCTTGGATTCATCGGCGAAACTGGATCTGCGACGATAGTAATATCAGGAGGAGTGCCATCAGATGCTGTTACCGCAGAACCTGCGCTTCCAGGATTGACTGTGATGACCGCACCATCGATGTTAGTAGCACCACCACCCTTAACGTTCATAGTAGAACCTGCTTGGATATTTGTTTTACCAGATGCCTTGATGTTTGTCTCTGCGCCGTAAACGTTAGTCTTCGCGTCAGACTTGATGTTAATATCAGAGGACGCATCGATATTGATTTTACCATTTGAGAGGATGTCAACACTTGTTGCAGATCCAAGTCTAAATGACTTAGAAGTTGCTGCATCAATATCACCGCTTACATCCATCGAATAATCACCATCTACACGAGTTGCAAAGGTTCCCTCAATAGCAAGGTTCATATTACCGCCGACTTTCCAGTCGATATTGCCGTGCATGTCAATGTTTGTATTGCCACCAACGGTAAGATTACAGTCGTTTGCTACGTAGATATTACAAGTACCACCAACGTGAACATTTGCTTTGCCTTCAATTGTAATAACACCATTGCGATCAATAATCGTATAACCGTCACCAACAATTTTATTTACTTGTCCGTCGGGACGCATTTCTAGAAATGTGCCTGAATTGTGGTTCAGAGAAACACGTTCTGCATTTGGCGTATCATCGAATTCCATTGTGTGTCCAGATTCACTCTGGTAGGCATGGTTGTATGGATACTGAGCAGCAAATGCGGATTTCGGTTGAGAAATAGATTCACCCGTTCGACCATCAATAGTTTTCGAAGTAGTTCTTTGTGCATCATGCTGTCCGTGGATCGTTTGTTCTTGTGGGAGTGTTTTGGTTTCCCCTGGATTCACCCCAACAGCAAGCGCATTAACGTCACCATTACCTGCTTCGAGATATTCTTTCTTAGGATAAACATTATTTGGATCGTTAAAACCCTTTGTAGGATCATTATTCCTCAGTGTCTCGTTAGTCGGTAAATTTGCGACAGTCGGTTTCGCTGGCAACAATTCAGCAGGATTCGGTGCAGCGATTGTTGGAGATCCAGGTTTTGTTGCCAAGAGGTCGTCAAATAATTTGGTTGCAGCAAATCCAACTCCAAAGTAATCCTTAGAAGTTTTTCCATTAGAACTGGTTTTGATCAATCCATTGGCAAACTTGATTGCCGTATCGATTCCCTGCCCATTAGCGACTGACAACATTCCCAGAATAACATCTTTAGGAGAGTCCACTGAAATTGCTTTGGCAGAAAGAAGGGATTTAATATTTCGATCGAGCAGTGAAACCATTGCATTATTTTGAGCGGATGGATCGTTTAGGAATCCACCTCCGCCTCCGCCAAGATTAGTAATCTGTCCGATGTGAGCATCATCAATAATTTCTGTGATTTCTTTTTCATGTGTATCGATTAATGAAGTAACCTCTGACACTGCACTTTTCATAGTTTCAAGAGAAGGTGATGCTCTGAATGGATCAAAAGAAACATCAATTGCTTCATTCGTAGCAGATGTTTTTCTGTCAATCTCTTTCGAAACCAATTCAAAAGCAGACTTAGTCGCGGATGGAAGTTTCACTGAATTAGTAATTAATGAAGTAGAAGATTTTATAGCAGAAGCGGTAAGTGTTTTTGTTATGGTCTTAACCATTTTATTGGTAGTATTTAATACTTCATTAGATTGCTTGGGTGTTCCTACTACGGCAATCTTGGTAGTAAGACCAGACACTTCTTTAGACAGAGTGTTTTTAACAGAAGAAACTGCTGACCCAACAGAACCATTTGCTGAATTCACGACTTTGAGAGCGGTTTCTGCTGCGCTACCAGATTTTGCAGTCCAAATTTTTGGATTGGCAAGAGCAGCAAAATTTAAGTTATTACCAACATTGCCAATTTTTGTTGGAATAGGAAGTCCCAATTTATTGAGAGCATCAAGTGCAAAGTTTTTACCGAGGTTTTTACCGATCAACCCACCAAGACCAAACTTTTTAGTTGAATCTGATGCTTGCGCTCTAATCCAAGTTTTTTTTGTTAGTATTGAAATGCCAGGAATGTTCTTTTTGATATTTTCTAATGTTTTTTCTATAGCATTAGGTGCAACTGCACCAACAGTTTGTAGTGCCTCGAGATTGAAACCATATGCTCCAACCTTTCCACTGTCCGAAATTGTAGAGTGTGACCCACCACCGACATCGTGCGCAATGGATCCCATCAATTGCTTAACTTCTGTCTCGGAGAGAACCTTGCTTATTTTAGTATTATCTAAAATTTTAGATAAATCTTGCTTGAGCAGAACATCCAACATTAGATAAAGTTCCCATTCTTAGTAAAGTTTTCCATAAAACACTTATACAATTCTCTCTTATGCTGGTGATTGCCAGTACTAGTATCGTTACCAGTTTGTTTAATTAATATAGCAATTGCATTGTCACCAACGAGTTGTGAAGATTTAACACCCTTATACTTATAGAATTCAATGCAACATTTAGCACTAAATTCAACACTAGAATTTACTTTTTCTGGATTTGATAATAGATCTACTCCAAGAGCCTTACCAATTTTGGCATATGCATCTCTGCCTGTAATTTGGACAAAAGAGTGTCCACGAAATTTATATCCATCTAGTGGAGTTGTGGTAATGATGTCACATACATTATTACCACCCTTATCCTTGGAACCATAGATAAAGTTTGCCTGTGCAATTCCTCCTGCTGCCACCAATTGACGAGCAAACGGCTCGCCTCTCGCACGAACTCTTCTAAAATTTGCTAGGAGGAACTTTGCAGACCAACCTACCCGTTCAGCAGTAGGGGTAAATCCAGATTCCACACCTGCAATTGCTAGAAATGCAGCAATACCATTATTACTATATCCTGCTGCTTGACATGCTTTAATAATTGCATTAATATTTGCTTTATTACCACGCGACATAATGTTTTTAGCAGTGCTGGAGCAATCACAATTTTTTAACTTTTCCAATGCAGCAGGATCTACTTTACCACCACCGCCACTACCATCACTACCACCAGAGGTAGGTGAGTTTCCAGATCCATCTCCGCCACCACCGCCTCCACTACTCGCAGGAACTCCATTAATTGTTCCCACAAATGCAGGTTGCTGTCCTTCCGCACCGTCCATAAAGAATCCCCAACACCAAGTACCCTCTACTACACCATTCGGTGACCAACCAATTCCAGAAGTACTGGCACTGTTTGCTGGCATAATTGGCATCGCCCATGGAAGATCTTCGGTTGGTAACTGCTCTTTATCATCTGTATGATAACCAAGAATACGCAGTTTTACTCGACCAATACGCATTGGATCGTCACGATCTTCGACACATCCGAAGAACCAATAAAAGTTTGAATCATTATTTGAAAAGAAATTATCTGTCATTTTTTATCTCACGAAATATAGGGAGCAGGGTCAACATGTGTTCCATTCAAAAGAACCTCAAAGTGTAAGTGCGGACCTGTAACGACTTCTGGTCCAGGGGTGCTATTGACTTTCATGATTGCTGTACCTGCTTTAACTGTTTGCCCCTCTTTTACTAGTCTAGAACCTTTTACTCCATGTGCATATCTTGTTTGATAACCACCATCATGATCAATATAAATTGCCTCACCGTAAGAGGAACTAACGTATGATCTTGTAACTTTACCATCCTTAGCTGCATAAATTACACTTCCTGTTGTCAGTGCAAGATCAATACCTTTGTGCCCAGATGAACCCTTTGCACTCGGTTGCTTCCTTGGTCCAAATTTACTAGAAACTTTTCCTTGTTTACCAGTCGGGTGAGTCCATCCCTTTGTGTTTACTGGACCAGGAGATGCTGGTGGTGTACCATTTTGTTCTTGTTGTGCCTCGGTATCATCCGCAGCAGGAGGAGTTGGGTTTGGTGCACGAGCGATCGATTGGAACGACGTGTGGAACGAATCCTTAGCAATTTCCAAAATCATATTGTGTGCAACTGGAGAAATCTTATGATGAATAGCAGTGATCATCCAAACACCAGAAATGAAAGGATCCCATTGGTTTTTCGGATCTGATTTATCTGCACCATCTCCAACTTTAGGATATTTGAAATTGATAATCTTCCCAACTTCAGCATCCGTTCTTCCAGGAACCGTGATATGCATACGCAATCCAGAGATATCTTCAAGAACACTTTGACGCATACCCAACCATTTATCTGGCGCATAATCTAGCATCTCATCGTCACTTGTAGTGAGAACCTTTCTATGCACAGGACGGAAGAAACGCTTAGACAATGCAGAACGAGTTACGTTCGCAGGATATGTCATATTATCCTTTGCTTTCTCATCAAATGTTGCTTTTCCGTTTTCAACTCGATAATTTTCCATATGAATGATATCAGGATATGAATATGAATAATCGTGTGGTCTATTAGTTGCTTCTTTAATCATAATGTCAAAAACTGTAGTAGTACTGGCAAATCTTCCATTGTCTTGAGACTTCAAAATATCGATCTGTTCACTAAAACGAATATCAGATACAGTACTGAATCCCTTGTCCAATCCAGGTTTCACCGTGTGTAATGTTTCGTCATCTTTTAATTCAATTGTAGGATCAACAGGTTTTGGTAAAAACACATATTCTGCATATATGGAACTAAGATCTAACTGACTTTTGATTAAATTGTCAATAGAAGTAAAGTAAAATCCCATCTTCGTTTCATAGAATAAGAAACTGGGACCCTTTTGTTTTGCACCGATAGATCTCTGCGCAACATAATTTAAACACTGAAATGGAGACCACATATTTGCTACGAAGGCAATCTTACCTTCATGCGGAGTATCCGCGATAATCATCGGAGTTTCGTCTTTGTTATCGATACCACCGAAACAACGTTTTTGTTTTAGATACTCCGTATACAGTTTGTCTGCAATTTCGTCGGTAGTACCCTCATACTTTTTACTGACTTGTGTGACATTATCACTGACTGCTTCCATAGAACAAAAGTATAATGAATACATTTGTTCGCGGTCGGCATTAAGCATTCTATTCTTAATGGAATAAATTGAGAAAGTTTTTTTGATACTGTCTTCGTATCCATCGCCAAAGGTTGGAGTTTGTATCCAAAGATTTAACAGTTCGTCGCCCACAAGAGGTAGACCAGATATAAGTTCTTTCGAATCTACAATCATCAAAACACCCTGTAGTGCGTTTGAGAATATATCCTCATAGATGTTTAGTTCGACAACAAAACTTTTGATGTCAAGAACGTCACCGTTGACACTTTGAATCTCAACAGTCTTAAATGTTACGTCACCAGGATTTGATAATGATTTTGAATTATCCGCCATATTATGCTCTAATTATTCTTTGAAATTCCGAAACAAATTTGCCAACTAAATTCTTAGGGATATACTTAATTTCTCGTTTGTCTTCGTTCAATTCAAATTCATAATCCCAGTTTGAAACAGGTTCATGTTCACCAGATGAAATCTTTGCTCCATCGTAATCAACGATAATTCCTTTCGGAACACCTTGTGATTCTAGCATATCTGTCGTTCTGTAATGATGCACTGCCTGATAGATATTATTCTCGCCATACTTTTCTAAACAATAAGAATAAAGATCTCTTTCTTTTCTCGGCCATTCTTCACGAACATCAACGATATTATTGATCAATATTAGAATCCAATGATAGTCTTCTCGTTCATACATTTTAAACGCCAGTAATTCTGGAGTTTCTCCATCTTGGACATAAGTTGTTTCTAAAAATTCTATTTTTTTAATAGGATTTTGTGGTGCGACACGCAAGAAAATATCCGTGACACCCTTATATTTGCCATCGAACTTTCCTCGTAGTACTGGAAATTGTCTAAAATACATTTTAAAATCCTTGATAAACTCTTTGTGCGGTCATCAGTTCTAGTTCTAAGAATTCTAATCGCATAGTAGCATGTGTTGGCATACCTTCTTGAAACGTTGTAAATCCAGTGTCGCTACCATAGTCTACTGTCATATTAGTTAGAACACACGTAGAAATTTTACGAACAAACGGATTCTCTTTTCCTGCATGATAATAAACGATAGAAAATTCTGAAGGATAATTAAAGAAGTACCCAGAGTCTCTAAGTTCTGGGTGCATATGATATGCGAACTTTTGAATAATTCCCATATTATCTCCACCCCCACCAGATCTACGAGTAAAAATTGTCTCTGCTTCTTTTAAACTTCTCGGAGCGAAATTGTATTCAAACATGAATGTTCTATTCGACATTGATTTAAAGAATTGTTCTTTATATGGATTTGGCACACTTTTAGTATTAGATTCTAATACTTTATTAACATCCAAAGCATTATCACTCAAAACTTTCGAAAGTTTGCCGCCAGAACGTAGCGCCAATTTCATATTATCTGGACTTAATGGATTCGCTGCCCCCAATAAAGATCTATTACCAGCACCGATCGCGCCGAGTAACGTACCCATTTCTTGTGCTTCCCATGTTGCTCTATACCCAGAAGACATTTTATTTTCAGGCATCTGCAGAGCAATCCCACCAGCACCCGTATATAGTTCCTGACTTCCTGATAATTTACCAATTACGCCGCCAGCAATTGCTCCCCCAACGGTTTTAGCAACTACACTACCAAGTTTACTAAGAAGACTCACCCCACCTGCATTTTTGCCTCCACCGTTGGTCAACTGTTCAGCGATACCAAGACCAGCGCCAATACCTGCGCCAAGAGCAGCAGATTGCTCAGTCGCATTTTTTGGTTGCTGTCGGTTCTCTGCACTCTGATCAAAGACCTGTCCGCCTGAGTTTTTAAAATTTTCACCCAATCGTGAACCTTCTCTTACCAGCGGGTAAAAGATAATGTAATGCGGAGACTGGTCAACCAAGTCAAGTGGATACCGAAGCAATCCACCAGATCCTATTCCATATTTTTGAGTATAGGATTCTCTCGCAGTATCTTTTGGTTCAACAAAGGCTTCGTTCGTTTCTGCCACTTATAAATATCCCTTAGATTGGTTATTTTCTTATATTTATATGGTTTATTCAAGAGATTCCCTAAAAGGTAGATACAATATTCAAAAACCCAATAAGTATATTGGGGATCCGACCAACATCATTTTCCGTTCAAGTTATGAATTAAAGTTTATGAAGTGGTGTGATGCAAATGATAGTGTTTCCGAGTGGGGATCAGAAGAACTTGCGATACCATATAGATCCCCTGTTGATGGGAGAGTCCACAGATACTTCGTCGACTTCTATATCAAAGTCAATGATCAACGTTATTTGATCGAAATTAAACCCGCCAAGTTTACACGGGAACCAAAAATCCCAAAAAGAAAAACAAAACAGTTTCTTCAAGAAGTAATGACGTGGGGTGTGAATCAAGCAAAGTGGAAAGCAGCAACCGAGTTCTGCCTTGATAGAACCTGGAAATTTCTTATATTAACTGAAAAAGAATTGGGAATAACGAATAAATAGTTATTATGGCAAATCCGTTCGAAAACCTTCGTGCTAAAGCTGGAGATGGGCAAAAGTCTATCTGGTGGTATATGCGCAATGCTCAAAAACTAGTCGGCGCGAGTTTATCGTCGACTACAGCAATGCAATCTGATATTGGAGAACTAAAGTCAAACATCGAAATTGGTTCGATGTATATGTACTATTACGATCCGAAATGGAAAAACGAATTACCATTCTATGATGCTTTCCCGTTAGTGCTGCCATTCGGTCCAGCACCTGGAGGATTTTATGGAATCAATTTACATTATGCACCATATTTAGTTAGAGGAAAGATTCTTGGTGAGTTGCTAAAATTTGCAGACTCGAAAACCTTTACACCCACAACTAAAATTAGAATGTCGTATCAAATGTTACAAGGCATAAGCAGTGCTAAAGAAGTAAAACCTTGTATCAAACATTATTTAACTACACATGTTCAATCAAGATTTATGAAGATAAATCCCTCTGACTGGAAAAGTGCCATTTTTCTACCCCTTGAAGCATTCCAGAAAAAAACAAAAGAAGAAGTATTCAGAGACTCGAGGAGTAAATACTAATGGCAGGACAAGGACTCAAAGAGTTTCTCGCAGAAGTTGGCACCAAGGATTTGGCAAGATCGCACAGATTCGAAGTAATTATCGGAACACCGAAATGCTTGAATGGTGTAGCAAATACCATCGTGAATGCAGTTTTAGATACTGAAATCCCAGTTTTAAATTTTAGTATAAACGACGCGACGAAGGTTCTTGCTGGATCGAAAAACACTCCAGAAAATGGTAATACACAAAACATTTCACTTATGTGTGAAGAAGCAATATTTCCTGGATTAATGATGGGATCTAAACCATACAAGTATAATAACCGAGTTGAAAATCGTGCAACGTTTCTAGACTACAATGGAGAATCTGCAACGTTTACATTTCTGTGCAACAGCGACTGGGCGGTAAAGAAATATTTTGACACATGGATGCGCAAAATTGTAAATCCAGAAAAAAGATATGTTCTTCCCTATGAAGATTATACATGTCAAATAGAATTATACTCATTGAACCAAAAAGACGAAGTAACGAATAAATGGATTATCGAAGAAGCATGGCCAAGATCAATGGCACCTGCATCATTAGCATGGTCCAATACACAATTTGTTAGAATACCAGTAACCTTTACATTTAGGAATTGGTATCAGGATCAAAATATTGTGCAAAAAGGTGCAAATTTTGTTGGCGGATTACTTGGACAACAGAACGCTTTGGAAGGTGGTTCTAGTTAATTCAGTTTTTTATATTTATTAGGAGAATATTATGTTACCTGTTATGGAAACACCAACGTTTTACATTGAAATGATTGGAACTAAAGAAAAAGTTAAATTCAGACCATTTTTGGTCAAAGAAGAAAAGTTACTGATTCTGGCATCGGAATCTGAAGACCAAAGTGAGATGTTAAATGCTATGCAAGAAATTACAGATGTTTGTAGTTTCGGTAAACTGACTGGCAGTGAACTACCATTCTTTGAACTTCAGAATATCTTCATTAGACTTCGATCGGAATCTATTGGTCAGGTAACTGAGTTTAATTTAGTTTGTGGTGAGTGTGGTCACAAGACTGCAGCGGAACTTGATCTGACTACAATCAAACCGACACTTACCGAGGGTCATACAAATAAGATTGATGTTGGTGGCGGACTTGG